ACAGTACCAATTAATTGTTCAAGCATTACACAAATGGATTAGTCCTTTAGATGCATTACATAAAGCTGGGACTATGAAGTTAAGCACAAGAGTCGGTGAACTAAGAGCCAAAGGTTATATTATTGAGGACAGATGGCATGAAAGTCGCAAGTTTAAAATGTATAAACTGGTGAAGAAACCATGAAAGTACAAATAGGTATTCACTATCATAAGCCTTATATTGAAACTGATAAAGATATGCTTAAACTTCAGACTGCACTATTGTATAAGCGTGTTCCTGTTTTATCAATGATTAAGGCTTGTTTTCGTGGTTGGTTATGAATTGAGTTTGGGATACTTATGTGTGTCCATCTATCAAACTCTCTAATTATTTGATCAAAGTTAAGGTCAGATGCAATAATGGCCTTAACTACTTCATCAGGAGTCATTCCGTTTACACGAAAGTCAGTTGCACAACCTACCCTATGTTGAGAACTTGATTTGCTACCAACAGAATTATTGACCAGCTCACTACGAAAACAAGAATTAATGAGTAAAGGCTTCCCCAAAAGTGACCGAACTTCCTCAAGAAATTCTGCCATACGCTTGAGATTTTCAAGTTCAACATCGTTTGGAGTATTGTCAAATTCACGATGATCTGTATGCGTAAGTTCTTCAAGGCTAAAATGTTCACTTAGTTGCATTTCTTACCATGCCTTCCATTTCTTTAGTTTTATCTTTACTACCTTGGCTTGATCCAAAATAAAATGATAGCACTTGACCAGCAGCACTTGTTACAAAACCTAATGCAAAGATAACTAGTTGTTGTTGATTATCAGGTGTATCTACGAACATCAGAACTGCGATTAACATAAATGCTAGTCCTACTACACCAAGGGCTAAAAGAGGCACTACAGCCTTGTCTAATTGCGTTGAATTGGCACTTGTAGCTACTTCTGCATGGGCTTTTCTAGCTGAGTCTCTATCTTCTACCTCTGCCTTAAACCTATCAATATCTGCTTGTATATGGGCTAATTCACCCTTTTGAGCAAGTTCTTGTAAGTCTAACTGTGCCTTGGCTTTTTGTTCTGGGTCTGGGATAACTCGGTCTAATACCTTCATTCCAACAGATACAATATCGTCTATTCCAAACATTATTTCCTCTTTTCTCGTTCTTCTAACAGTTGCACCTTAACTTGTAACTGATGAATATCTCTGTAAATTTCTTCTTTCAGCGCATGACGCTTTTCGGCAGATAAAGGTGAGTCTGTAGGTACATTTTCTTTGGTGATTAGTGCTGGCATTTGACCTTCAATCTTAGTTAGTCGTGTAGAAAAGTCTGATACTTGACCTAATAACCATGCTAAACAAGCTACGATAATAGGTAGTACAGCTTTTAGAATGTCTTGTATCACTTTTTGTTCCATAATTCAAACAAAGTCTTAACTTTTTCTTCAAGAACAGATACTTTATTATCCATTTTAGCAAGCACAATAACTAGCGTAACAAAGCCTACTAACAGAGGCCATATCTTTGCTAGTATGTCTACTGTATCCATTATTTAACAGTAAAGTAATGCGAGAAAAACCCTACAAAAGAACTAAGTGCTGAAACAATCATCATTCCAGCCCATAATGAGCCTTTAGATCGCTCTGCCATTGCTAAAAGTTTTTTAACATCAGCACGCAATTCAAAGACTTCCTGTTCCATAGTCTCCATTTTTTGCCACATAACACCAACTTTTATAGGGTCAATCTCTGCCATTATTTGCTTTCTAAAGAATCCTTCAGTTTCTTAATAAAATGCTCTTTACCACCAAGTAATTGCTCAAGATTATCGCTTGCAGAGTTTATTTTTGAATCTAAACTAACGCAATGTCTAAACAATTTCTGTTGTTCAGGTGTTAAATCTTCGTAGTTGTAAACTACATCATCTACTGTAATTTGAGTTTTTTTCGTGTGTTCACTCATTTAATACTCCTAGGTTAATTAAAGATTAGTTTGTGTTTGTTGTGCCTCTTGTTGTGCTTGTCGATCTGCTTGTTCTTGTGCTATTTGTGCTTGTTGTGCTTGATATGCACTAACAATTTCAGTTGTCCATGCTACATTACAAATGTCTTGAACATTCTGTGGTTGTGCAGATACATCACTAGCAGGTACAAAAGATGAACGATGATATTGTTTAGATATTTCGTTACCATCTTCCATAATTCTTGTTACTTCACGAACTAATACAATACCATTTTCTGTTACTGTAATTTGATCTACTGCTATTTCTTTAGTTATTGCCATTTTAATTCTCCTTTAAATGTCCGACTAAATAATCCAATCTAGTTAAATTTATACAATGTAAGAAAATCCAAGGATAAAGTTGGAATTTGTACCAATAGTAGAAGCATTTACAAATAAATCAACAGTTGAATTTGTTGTGCTAAGTCTTGCAGATTTTAAAGTTTGTGTTGCAAGGTCTAACACTGCAAAACCTGTTGAAAAAGAAGCACCACTACCAGAAACAAATGGTAATCCACCAATAATTACAGAAGTTCCAACTGGTGCAGAAGCACTTGCTACAAGTATTTCTCCAGTTACAGTTACTAATCGACCAACTTTGGTATAAGTAGCAGTATTGTAGCTACCACTTAATGTAATTGTTCCTGATGTTGATGGTGTAAAAGTTACTGTAAATGTACCTTCTTCATAGTCATCTAGTGTATTAGCATCAGAAGATGCTGATTGTGTTGCAGGAAATGTAATGCCAGCACCTGATGTAGATGGGGCAGTATTGCCAACACCAATAGTATTTAAAACTTGCAATCCCCCACTAGCATCTAGTGTCATTGCTTGGGTAAAAGATATTGCGTTTCCTGCTGTGCCTGATGGTGCTTTATACCAAATATGACTACCATTAGACTGCTCATATACAGTAGCGTTTCCTGTGGTGATATATTTAAGGCCACCTGCAAAATAAAAATTACTTCCCATTCTCATTACTTCCGCGCCACTTTGACCACTAAATACTGCTGTTGTTGATACTTGTAATGCAGTCAAAGTATTCCAAGCACTAGGAGTAACTCCAATACCTACATTACCAGCACTAGTAATTCTCATTTTTTCTGTGTTATTAGTTCCAAATAACATACCACTATTGGCTGTATTTACAAAAAAAGTATCTAAAGCACTTCCATAAGTAAATCCACTAGAACCAGCATTTTGTCCAATAACTAATGGGTTATATACTTCATTACCAACTGTTATTCTTGCATCGCCAGTATTAACACCAGTAATAAGTTGTCTAAATTGAGCCAATGTTGTTGCTGATGAACCTGTAGCAGAAACAGATAGTAATGTTCCGTTATATGTAAAATTAGCACTATCACTTAATAATCCACTAGCACCTGCAAATGTTACTCGACCACTTGTTAATGCACTATTCTTAATAGAACTTGTAGTTAGAAATGAGCCATCCCATGTTAGACCTGATGAGCCACCTAATGAGCCACTATTATTAAACTGTACTTGTGTATTAGAACCACCTATTGAGCCTGTGCTTTTAGTAGCTAATACTTGAACTACTCCACTAGAATCTTCGTAATATAACTTACCATCGTTTGTGTTTATAGCTAATTCGCCAGGGACAAGATTAGCTGCAGTAGGAACTGCACTTGCAGTCGTAGAATAGTAATTCGATATGGGCGTAAAGCCTGTCTGAGCCATTAGAATGATCCTCCAAAGATGCCTGTTACGGCTGTTATAGTTCCTGCATTTGTTATGTTATTTCCACCCATTGCAAGATTTCCTGTCATTGGTGTTTGACCATCACTTGCTACTGATCCTGTTAATGAACTTGCAATATCGTTTAATGTCGTATTTGCCCATGTACTTGATATTGTAGTACCTGTTACTACAGGATTGCCTGCTGGTAAGCTATATGTCCCACTTCCGTTGCGACTCATGGTTTTTCCTTCCTTAATTGTTCAGCTAACTTCTTTGGGTCAAAATTAACTGCTTCTTCTACTTGTTTCTTTAAAGCCTTTTCTTTAGATTTATTAGCTGCATACTTTGTCGCACTACCAAGTAAAGGTATTTGACTTGTTCCTTTAGCTATTGCATCTAAACCTCTTATCATTGCACTTGCAGTATTAGAATAATTTACAGCACCTTTTAATGGTGCATTAACCATCATTGTAACTTCTAATAAATTGCGTATTTCTTCTGCACCTGTTTTACCAAATATGTAATCTAATTTACCATCTTGATCTAATGTTCTAACAATTGAATTAAACTTAGCTGGACTCACTACTGGCGTTCCACTAGCATTTTTGTCTGCATTAGAAGTCACCAAGTCTTTAATATGTTGTACTGTTTGACCTTGTAACTCTTTCCATGCTTGTTGTCCTTCTTCTCCACCTTTTTTTAAGGTTAATGCAATGTTTTGAACATCTTGTTTAGAGCCTCTTAATATACTATGATTAAATACATCTGCTAATGCAACGGCACGATCATCTGTTCCACGCTTATTTTTTAATAACTTGTCTACATAGCTTAAATTTTCAAAGTCTCTAGCATATTTAGATCGTAATGCTCTAGCTTCTTTGTATATATCTCCACCTTGATTGTCTAATGTTTTATCTATAACTTTTTTAATTTCCATGCCAAAAGTCATATTTGTTTGATTTGTTTGTGATGCTTTACCTGTCATTTTACGCAATTCTTCTAAATCATTAATAGATAATTTGCCATCTTTTGCTAAAGAATCTAACTTCATCTTTACAGTTGAAATAATAGGTGCATTTAATGCCTCTGCCTCTAATCCATTAACAAATTCCTTAACAGGGTTTATATCAATTAATTGACTTGTTTCACCAGCTTCTTTTGCTCTTTGATATGCACTTCTATATTCTGATTTAGCTTTATTTGCAATATTTACAATGGCTTTATCTACTTCTCTACCTGTTGCTTCTAATCCATAAACTTTTTTACCTATATCTTCGTCTATATATTTGTCAAAGTTTTGCAATATAGCTTCATTTCCTTCAAGTTTTCTTTGAAGAATAGGTTTACCAATCTCAGGGTAGTTTTTAACTGTTTCTGCCTCAAATGCTTGTTGCCCTAAATCTCTTAATACATCACCTTTTGTAGTAGGTACAGGTACTCTTAAATTTTTAGCTAGTTCTGCTCTTTGAATAGCTTTAGGTACTTCAGCAGCACCAACACCACTCATGGTAGATGTAGGCTCTGACCTTAATGCTTGTGCCATACGCTGTACTTGAGGCTCTACAGCCATCTGTGTAGGTGCTTGAAGTAACTTCCCACCTTTAGCTAAACTTTGCAGTAATCCACCACCTAAATATGGAGGTAATCCTTCTACTGCTTTACCCATTGTGCTTAAAATGTCTTGGGAAACAGGCGATTGTGGTTTATACGCATACTTTCCAGCAAATTCTAATGGTTTTTGTGGGTTTACAAATGGACTAGGTAAAGCTAACGCTGCACCACTTGCCAAGGTTGCAGGCACTTCAACAATAGGTGAAATGTAATCCATTAACTTTCTAGGTTGTTGAGGTTCAGGTTGCATAATGCGTTCACCTTCGCCTACAGGTACACCTAATTTATTTGTTTGTGTAGGTGCTTTAGTAATTTTACGAATAGCAATAGATATATCATCACGACTCATTGAATTAGGAAACTCAATATTTCCTACATTTGGAATTTCGATTACAGGCATTATTTAATGTCCTCTAATTGTTGTGTTTGTGGATTCCATCGTTGCAATGGTTTAGAAGTAGATTGTGTTTGCCCATATTGTTGTATTCGTTTAGCACCAGATGGCCCTGATAAATATTCTAATTCTTTAACTCTTGCACCTCTAGCCTCATTTTTTTGTTGAACTAATGAACTATCTTCTCCTATTAATGGGAAGTATTCCTTAATGGTGCTTGCTATTTCACTTGCACCAAAATTAGCACCTGATGTTTGTCTTAACCATGCAATAGACCATGCTAATTGTGCTTGTGCTAGTTTTTGTTGATTTTTATCAGGACCAGCAAACCCTGTTGGATCATTCCTAAATGCAGCTTCTACTGCGTTAGCTGCAGCATCACCTACTCCTAATGGTGCTAGTTTAACTATGCCACTTATTACAGATGGTAATACTGCACCTGTAGTTGTTCCTTCTTTTTCCAACTTATTAATAACTCTTTCAGCTTGATTCATAGCAGAACCAAATAATACTGCTTTTCCTGCAAACTCAGTTGGAGGTTTTTGTTCTTCTTTTAATATCTCATATTGCATTTTTAAAGGCAATTTAAGTTGTCCACCATCAGTAGGAATATTTTGCTGTAATATCTGTGATTTAGTTAAAGGTTGCGTTTGTGCCTGTGGTGCTTGTGGCATTACAGGTGCTTGTGTTGGTTGTCCTCTTAATGCGTTGGATAACCCTTGTGGCGATACTTGAGGTGCTTGAGGTTGTGGTGCTTGTGGTGCTATTGGTTGTGCTTGAGGTTTAGGTGTAAAACCACCACCTGAAGTAAATCCTGTATCAAAAAATAATTGTTTAGCAGATATACCTAATCTAGCTGCTTCATTTTGTAATGATGCTAAATCTTTAGCAGATAATTCATTAAAATCACGATCTTTGTTTGCTAAATCTCGTTTATCTTTTTCTGTTAATGCTGGCTGATCACTTTGTGCAACAAATGTTGCTAAAGGTACAGGTGCTTTTGTATTAATATATCCATGTGTTATTGTTCCATCTGCATTGTATTTCTTAGATTCTTTCCACTCAGGTTTTTGAGCAACAAATTCATTTTCTGCTATTTTTGCACCTACACCTTGTAATATAGGGTTTTGTGAAGATAAACTTAATTTTAATCTCTCTTGAGGAGTTGCTACACTTACAAATTTATCAACTTCTGCAGATTGTTGTCCACGAATTAAATTAGCCAACTTAGATTGCTGACTCTCAACTTCTTCCCCTGCTTTTCTACCCATATAAGCATTAGCTAAAGGTGCTAACTGTTGTATTATGCTAGGTGCAACATAACGACCACTTACCATTTGTCCTTGTGGTTGTTCTAATGCTCTTGCTTGTAGTAAATCTGCAAGTTTTTTCTGTCTTTCAAGAGCCAATATCTCAGGTGCATTTTGATCAAGATAGGGAGATTGTGCCATTATGCTGTCCTCAATAATTTTGCTAGTGCAGTTGTATCTTGCACAGGTAATGCTTGTTGTCCAAAGTTAAATGGATTTGCTTGGTGATAAATAGATGGTAATGCTGTCTGTGGCATTTGTGCACCTCTAAGAGCATTTGATAAATTTAATTTTTGTTGTGTTAAAGCTGATTGCTGTAATGAAGATTTTAATAAATTACCTAATTTTATAGCATTTGTTTTTGCTGTAGTATCAGTTTTTGGTTCTTCTTGTATAGGAAAGTTTTCTTCAAATGGTGTATATGGTAAAGGCTCAGGGTTATCCCAAGGGTCAAAAGTATTTTGTGTTCCTGATACTGTTAATTCTCCTGCACTTAAATCAGTAGGTGTAATTGTACTTGTATTAATTGGTACATTTAGACCACCTAAATCAGTAGGTATTCCACCTCCTAAGTTTGTTCCTAGATTAGATGGAATATTATCAAAGCCATTTAAATCTTGTGTACCACCTAAATTTGTAGGTAAATAAGCACTAGGATCATACTCAGGTGATACATTTATAGTAGGAAAAGTAGGACTTGCATCGTAATAAGTAGGTGTATCAGGTGTGCTAATAGTTACATTTTCAGGTGCTACATCAATTAAGCCTGGGTCTAAATAGGCAGTATCTTGTAAATTGCTTGGCATTACTGGTGCTTGACTATCAATTACAGTTGGATTTTCTATAGAAATCCTATCAGCTACATCTATAGTTGGCCCTGTCAATTCTGTAGGATTCTCAAATTCTTTTAACATTTGAGCTAGTCTTGAGGCATCATCTGGTAATGCTGGAGGAGGAACATTTGGAGTTAATAAAAACTCACCATCAGGTAAATCTACATAAGGTGTTTCAGATGGCAAACTTATGTCTGCACCACCTAATCCACCTACAAAATCTTTAATCTCACCACCTACTGCCTGTGATACATACGCAGTCGCAGCCGATTTAAGTATATCTTCTGGAGTTCCACCTGCTATAGCTGTATCAGCACCAGCAATAATAGGAATTAACTCAGGTGCAACAACAGATGCAACTAACATGGCTGCAGTTTTAATAGGGTCTGATGCCGCAGTATCAAGAACAGGATTAATATAATTAGTTAAAAATCCTCCTATGCCACCATTACCTTCTTGCATCTTTTCTTGAATGTAATTTTCATTAGCAATGTATTGCTGAACTTCAAGTGGAGGAGGATCAGGTGGTTTTTCTTCCCATGTGTAGTTAAAACCTCCAGCAAGAGGTCTCTCGTACCAAGGAATTACTGCACCTCCGTAATCAATTCTCATTTAATAACCAAACCCAAATGAACTGTTAAATAAATCACTCAAATTTTGCTCAGGACTTAATCCATTGGTATATAACCCTGCTAAAGGATCAGTAGTCATTCCACCTATTCCTGAACCATAAGTTGAACCACCTAAACCAATGCTATTTAAAAAATTAGTATCTCCAGTTATTGCTGGTGCATTATTACCAAATAAAGATGACCATAAACTAGAGTTACCTAATGCAGTTAATCCTTGATTACCTAATCCTAATAATCCACCTAATGCACTATTAGCACCTGTTCCACCTAAGATTGCACTTGAGCCTAGTCCACCCAATGTACTTAGAAGTGATGCTCTTTGGGCTGCCTCAGCGTTCTGTCTTGCAATATCTGTAGCGTTTTGACTTGTATAAGCACTTAAATAATCAGGCCCTGCTACTGCTGCTTGGTTATAAGGAGTTACATAGCCTGGAGTTGCTAGATTACGAATATTCGCTGCAGTTGTATTTTGTAATCCTTGTGCTTGTAAACCTGTTTGCATACCACCAACAATAGCACTTGTAAGAGCATCATTTTGTGTTTGACCTTGCAATACTTTTGCACGATTGTAAGCCTCAGAACCAGGCATAATGCCTTGATTAGCTAACTGTGCATCTAAAGCCTCTCTTGCTTGAGATTGTTGAGGTGCTAACCTTTGCATAATTGCATTAGAGTAAGTATCGCCAGGGTTAATTCCATACATCGGATTTGCTTGCGATGCTTGTAAACCAGCTAATGAACTTTGAGTTAATTGTTGTAACTCTGGGCTTAACTGTTGATTAGCACTCCAAATAGGATTACCTTGAGCATCTGTACCTGTTTGTTGATACTGTAGACTTCCGTATGGTGTTTGTTGATTGATACGATTCGCTGCAGTTGCTTGTAATGCACCAGCAATATTACCTTGAGCATTAGCTTGTGCAGCTTGAACAAAAGGATTAGTAGAAGTAAATTGACTAGTCTGTGGTTGTCCAAAAGGTGTTTGACCCATGAAATTAGGTTGCACAGTTTGAGTATTTACAGGATTACTAGGTTGTTGTTGCATAGGTTGAAATATTTGAGGAGGTTGTGGTGTAGGTCTTAGTGCAGGAGTAGTGCCTTGAGGTTGTTGAGGGTAAACCATTTTCCCTTCACTCATATAAGAGCCATCAGGATTTGAAAAAGTAGGAACAAATTGCCCATTGACTTCTGTGCCTGGTGCTCTATTTCTTTGAGGTTGTTGTGGGTACTCGTAACTCCCACTATCACTATTTGAACCTTCAAACCATTGCTGATTGCCAGTTGGATATTGAGGACTTGGCATAGGCTGTGGTTGCCCATTAGGAATATTAAAATTAACCCCTCCTCCACCAGCAAAATTATCACGCATTAAAGGCATATTGGCTTGAGGCATTCCCATTGCAGGATTAAATGGTGCATCTGACATACCCATGTAATTAGGGTTTTGTGGCATTGGTAATCCACGATTTGTTGCATAGGGATTGATGCCTTGTTGAGGTTGTTGTCCTAACCCCATTAACCCTTGACCAACTTGTGGCTGTGCATAATCATTTGGATTATACCTAGCTTGCGTAGTGTACTGTTGCTGATCAAATAAACCCATAACTCTCTCCTGTTAAAAGAAACCAAGTTATCGGTCTTGTACCAATTATACTCGATTTTCTTGAAAAACTATATAACTCCACCTGATTCCATTACGAAATCGGTAGATGTCCAATGCACTTCAATTCCTTGACTTGCAATACTTAAATTTAACCCTGCACAGTAACCTATACCTGTTACTCCTTGCCAATCTTTATTAATTGTCAATGTTCCACCCCATGTTGCTTGATCCCATAACGCTGTGTCCCACTTACCTATTGCATAAGCACCAGGGTTAAACTGTACTGCACCTAAGTTATTCTGTTCTTGAAAATCAGTCGATACATTGCATAAAACAGTCGGTACGCCATTATCTGTCAATAGCATAGGCCTTACCATTGTGAATCTTTTTTGTTGCCCTCTAGTCTCGAAATAGCTATATGCCTGTTGAACTTGACCGACTATATTCGTGCCATTATCTGCAAATGTATCCCAAAACTTACCTACATAGCCATCGCCACCAAAATACATATTTTGATTGCTCATCTGAAAGGTATAAGCCTCAATACCTGTAAATTGTCCCCATGACTTTGTAATTGTGTGCATAACATATTGTTGCATCCCTAAATCTGTAGGAATGTTCAAAATAAGCATATTCTCACCAGCGTAATACGAAATCTGCCAATTAGGTAGACTTGAAAAAGAACTAGCAGCTTGACTTACAGCATAATAAATCTTGTCTGTTAGATTAACTCTAGGGTCTAGTCGTGAAGATTGTAAAGCACTAGCAAGTGGTACAAGTCCATCTTGAGTGAGTAATAGAACATCACCACCCCACTTAAAAAAGCATCTTCTAGTGAATGTTTGACCTAATTGCCATACTCCTTTTAATGCCCATGTCGCTACATTACTAGGATCAGTACCTAAATATACGATTGTTTCACCATTAGATGTAACAAATACAGCGTAATCGTCTGCACCTTCGCCAGCGTCTATTGTCCATGTTGCCATTGCTTGTAAATAGCCACCATTTCTTGCAATACTACCAAAATCTAACTGACTTGCTGCACCACCAATGCTTTGAACAGGCATATACCAACAATTTAGAGTATCTTTTTGCGTAAAATATAGTCTGTTTTTAAAAAGATTTACATTAATAAATGTATTTGAATTAACTCCTGTAATCCCTAAAACTGTATAAGTCCCCACAACTGTTGCATTAGCTGCAGGGGTACTAGCCATCGTATAAGTGAATGTTGATGCACCTGTAACTGTAATTCTGTAATTCCCGTTATATTCGTTACTTGTTGCACCTGTAATCGTTACTTGATTACCTGTTATTAAGCCATGAGGACTAGCAGTCGTTAAAGTAGCAGTAGTTCCACTCTTTGTAATCGTAGAAATAGTCTGTGCAGTCGATGTTGTAGCTATATATGACCAAAATGTTCCGTTATAGACTAGAACTGGGTCTGCACCATTACACGCTACTAGAAAACTACCACCTGAGTTAGTTAAAGATACAAACTGAAGTCTATTATTAGTTAATCCTGTGAATACGCTTGTTGCTGTACTTGTTGACGCATCATAAATAACTGTTGTACCTACTGCAAACAGTTTATTGCCTGTAGGACTAGAGTAATTCATTAAAGTATTGACTTTGCCTGATATACCTATTGAATACTTGGTGTAACCTTTCCTAAAAGTAATGTCTGTAGGTGTAGGAAACCAATTATTCATGGTTACAGCATCCATAGCATCCATATTAGCTAATGAATCTCTAGCGTTCCAACCCCCAATAGGTGATGGAATACTAGCAGTCTTAGCCCTAAACTTTTGTGGAATCATAAATAAGTCCATGTCTTTTTATTGGCAATGTCAGAAACAATGTTTCTACTTACCTTGAAATCACGATGTATGTCTGCTTGACTATAACCACGATTAAGTAACATTTTTATCTCTTTTACTTGTTCTTCAGTTAATTTAGCCATTGCCCTATGATGATTTTTTCCTGTTGGAGGTCTGTATTGTCTACCTTTTGCAACTTTATCAGCCACATTGTCAGCATTACTACCTACGAATAAATGCTCTAAATTAAAACATGATGGGTTATCACAACGATGCAATACACATTTATTATTGGGTACATCTTCTTTATTTAAGATATAAAACAAACGATGAGCAATATAAGCACGACCTTGATATTTGATTTTGCCATACCCTTGTCTTGTTTTAAAACCTAAATAATTATGACAACCTGTTACTAAATCAACTTGTTTGTTTTGCTCAAAACGATCTTGAATAGATACATTTCTGTATTCCCATGCTTTCATAGTAAACCCCTTATCATTAAACAATGAATAGGTTACCATGTTTGAGCCTTGTTGTATATACATTTTTAAGAGCCGTATCCTGTATCAGGTAGATTTGCATACCCTATCAATACTTTGCTTGGATAAGGTGCAAAACTCAATGTAGCACTACCCTTATCGTTTGCTTTAGCTACGCTTAGATACCTTTCGTAATCTTGTTGTAGGCTCGTAGTATCAAAGTTCTTAATTTGGAAGAACTTGAGTTTAGTAGCAAGCACCATGATTGTATCGTCAAGAAAAGTCGTGTCAGTATCAGCAGTAAAGCTGTTTTTAACAGTTCCACTTGAACTTTCAGCCCAACCTTTTGATCTGTATTCATATCCTAAATACTCCTGTGTGTTCATTATTGGCCATATATTGAAATATTCGCCATAGATTCGCCATCTTACTCTTGGGCCTGTTGAAATATATCCTGACTTTAACCATTGCCATTGTTGTGCATCCTCTGGCCCGAGCATTTCCCAATGTTTTGTCTTATCCCACTGCGTTCTATCTGTAATAGTCTCGTAATCAGGAGGTAAATCGTACTTTGTTTGACCAAATGTAAGTGCTATACCGACATTAGTTGCTTGTAAAGGTTGATTAAGCGTAACAGTAGAACCAGACACAGAAACAACATAACAATCTTGTGCTATTCCTGTGCCAGTTACTTGCCACTTATTACTTAAACCTGTTGTATTTGCTACATTTAACAGATTGTAAGAACCATTTACACCATCGCCAGTCGTACTAATAGCTTGTGTGTAGAAACGATACTCCTTTTGCAATGCTCGCCAATCGTATTCTTTAATCAGGTTATAACCAGCACGATTCATTAAAGCTAATAACTGAATTACATCTTGCTGTGTATTGCCTGCGACATAAGTTGGTGCAACTAGACCTAGTTCACTAGATGTTTGTTGCATGAGTTCGAGCATTGTCGATGACATATTATTCCTCTACTTTTGGTTTCCTACCTCTTTTTTGACCAACGGCTGCAAGTAGAGATGTCATCTGAGATTCAAACTTAGTTTGCATTTCAGCCATCTTTGCATCTGTTTCTTGCCTTATTTTAGCATTTTCTTCTTTAAGTTTGTTTATTTCTTCTTCTCTTTGTGCTACATCTGCACCCTCTTTAGCCATTTTAAGGAAAGCCTTAGCTTTATCCCTGAAAGTATGTGGTGACATTCCTGCTAACATACCTAGCTTTTGGATGCTTTGATCGGTTGCCATTGCAATAGACTCTACTGTATGGAACTTAATTCCTCGCAATTCTTCGGCTTGTGTTGAAGTAATCAAAGGCCATTCTTTTAATGATGTCCCTGAGTAACTTGCATCATCGCCTATGCGATTCATAAAATTAGCCCATTGTATTGGAAACCTATTTTTATCTGATTCGTACACTTGACGATCAATTTCTGATAGAGAATCGCCTGGCACTACTATTTTAATAAAGACCTTTTCTTCAAAGATTGGTCTACCTTCTTCTAATGTTCTATCAGCGTTTTGAACTTCTCGCTTTTCAAACTTAACTGCTAATCGTGAATCTGCATTGTGAATATCTGAATCAATCATTTAAAACTCCCAAGTATTTAGGTTTTTAAAAAAAGAAAGGTTGCCATCTCTGACAACCCTTCCACTTACTTAAACAGATGCTTTGCTGAACCAGCCATAGTCACCTGATGCCATTGCAGTTGCTGGACTTAGATAAGTACCACCACTTGCTGTTGCTACAAAAGTTGATGCGTTGATAGAACAAGTAGCTAATGATGCTGTAATAGCTGCACCAGCTACGGCAAACACATAACGGAAACCATCTGAACCAAATGTCTCTAAACCCAATGGGCCTGTAGTAGGAACACTTGCACCAGCCGAGTTAAGGTTAGTATTTGCTAGGTTTGTTAAATCAATCCCTGCAATAGGGAGAACTGAATAAGCCATGATTATTTTCCTTTCTTAAGCAATTAACTTGCCCTGTAAAAATTGGTTAGAACAAGTAAGGTTACCAGCCCAACCATACAATTTAACAATCGCATCTTGATTGATCGCTTGTCTTTCGCCACCAATAGGAACGAAATTACGCTCTTTGTGTGGTCGTAGGAAAATGTAATCAGTATTCAAGAAGAACATTGTGTTAGCTGTAGCTTGTGAGCCTACACCACCTCCGAGTACGACATCGGCACTGGTTCCTCCACCATAGAACTTGAGGGATGCAAAACCTGATGCACCTGATTCCTCAGAAGTAATACGCTGAATAGCTTGTAGTGCTTGAACATAGAAAGAGTAGTAGTTGTTATCAGCAACGATTAAGTCAGCTTTGTCTGTTCCACGAACTAATTGAATAGCTGTAGAAGTCATCTTAGCCAAGATTGTTGTTGCACTAACTGCTGCACCACCAGTAGTAACTACAGGTCTCCAGAATGTCCAGTTGGCACGATTAATACCACCATAAGTTCCAGTAGCTGCATTATCAGGAATAGCTGCAGCCAAACCTGTAATGTTCTTACCACCATTACCTGTTCCATCAAGATACAAATCGCCTGAAATTCGGTTTAGTAATCGAGCCTCAGATACTTGCATACGACCATCTAGTAAGTCGATAATCGCCTCTTTAGAACTGTTCTGCAACATTTCTAGACCACTCATTGTTACGCTATCTGCGTACTGAGTAATTGAATACTGAGCAGCACTAATTGGTGAATCAGGAGAAATATTTAATACTTCATATCCTGAATAAGAATTAGCATTGTTAGTACTCGGATCGTTGTACATGATCTCCTGTAAAATTACATTTCCCCCACTAAAAGGCTTGATGTTACCTTTTTGGTCAAGTCTTTGTAGTATTGCATTGTTTTGTGTTAAGTTATCTGCCAACTCACCACTACGACTTTGAATAGTCGTTGCGATAATATCGGTGATAGCACTATTAGCGAAAGCCATAATAATATCCTTTTTAGTTTAGTTAAACCCGACCACCCATTGATTGATTTAATTGTTCTTCAATCACAGATCGTCTATCCTTTTTATCAACTGTTGTACTTATTCCGCTAGGTGTAACGGATCGAGGACTTAATGCAGTCGATTTTGCCTTTGCTACTCGTTGTGCCTGGCTTTGTGTAGAACCTTGTTTGAGGAGTCGTTCTCTCTCAAGTTCCCATACATCGTCTTGTAAACGCACAGCTTTTGCATAAGCACCTTCAAGGTCTTGGGCATAACCTTTCTCAAGTAATTGAGCCATAGTTTCCCTAACCGATTCAAAATGTGGAAACTTCTCCACATTGCTTGCTACTCGATTGATTTCTGACATCAACCGATTGTTTTCTTCTTGCTCATACCTAGACTTAATAGTACCAACTTCTTGATTCATTTGCTGAAGTTGTTGCATTAATTGCTGGGTATATGGGTCAATTTGTTGCTTTTGCATCTCCCCTTGGTTTAATTGTATACCATAGTCTTGTGCAAGTCGATGAAACATTTGGATTTTTTGCTCAGGAGGTGCTTGACTTAGTATCAAGTGTGCCCTTCCTAAGTTGTTAATCCATTGTGCCTCATTAATGTTCTGTTGTTTTAGGTGTTCTCTAAAAGGTGCAATAGCCTCATCTAAAGGCTTGAATCTGTCTGCCTCTGCCTTATAGGTATTTACCCCTTTTTTGTATTCAGACTCCCTCTGATTTAAGTATTCAAGGTGTTTCTTGCGTTCATCGCTAGATAATTCCTCACCATTCTGAATCTTGTCCCAAATCGGAAGATACTCTTTTTTCCATGTTGTAGGTCTAATAGGCTTAGGTTCTTCTACAACTTCTTCAATTTCTTGTGGCTCATCATGTGAGCCTTCTTCTTGTACTTCAATAGGCTCTGGTTGTTGTTCTTCCTTGACTTCTTCTACAGGCTCGTTGCTAAACGCTTCTTCTAGTGCTGATCGTAAATCTGCCATTTTTCTCTCCAAGTAATCGGATTAATACTTCAATTTAGAATAAACAATCTCACCAATCTTAGCTTTTAGCTTAGGATCGTAATACTGTTTAGGCTTATGCTCTTGCTTCTCATTACCTACTTCGATGCAACCATGATCTTTTAAATGCGTTCTATGTCGTGATCTTGAGGTTATCCAACTACCATCAATCATCGACTTATAAGGTTGAATATCACTCATTACCATGTTAGCTTGTCGCTTAACATCTTTCATTTCCCATGACTTTTCAGCCTCCTCTTGACCGATTGTAGGAGTCCAATGGGCTAAAAATGCTTCTTTATCTGTCATTACATTCTCCTTATTAAGTCTGGTATCTGATTGTAGTCTTTCTCATCAACAGGTATTACAGAGTCGTACCAACTACCATGTTTCCATCGCCAACATTTAAATTCGTCTTTAGGCATAAGAACAATACATTTAACTCCTAATGCACCAGCTAAATGAGCAGTAGCAGTATCAACTGTGACTACTCCTTTCATTGCTTTTATGTGACTAGCAGTCTTAGACCAATCTTTTTTCCAACCATCATTAGGTAAAGGATGCCAAAACTCGTCACCATCAGGGTTTAATGAGTAAGCGTTCTCACCTACCAACTCAAGCATATTCTTAGGGTGCATAGTCCTTACATAATGCAAAATACCCTTAGATGTAGCCCAATTTACCCCTATCTTGCTTGGAATATTTGATGGTATTGCCTCAAAATAACCCTCACTACCGACAATTTTCTGCAAATTACATGGAAATAATGCCTTAACATGAGGATGTTGTAATGATAAGTAATAAGGTAAAGATATTGCACCAATCCAATAATCTGATTCAACTGCTGTTCCTTCTTCTGTTGCATTGGTAAACACATCAATACTACTTATTTGACCTAATAGATAATGTAATGAGTCGTGATTAAGACTTACTACCTTCCTTGCACCTAAAACTTTCAAAGCTGGTAAAAATCTAGCGTATTGAATAATATCGCCAAATCCTTGCTCATGCACAACTGTTATAGACTTTCCCATTAATGGTTCGCCTCGCCATACAGGTATATTTAAAGGTTTGACATACCCTGCAGCTTGATTCGCCATGACTTCAGGATGCCATCTGTATTCAAATAATCTGAAACCAGCGTCTAACCTACCAGCGTGTAAATGCTCATAAGCCTTCTTGTATTCAGTATGAGGATTTAATGAAGAAGTATTAATATAGCCTCCTCATCGTCTTGATCTGCTCTAGTCTTGGCATTTTGAATAGCCAATTCCATATTGAGCCTGTAGATTTCTTGTCGTACTTGTATAGCATGAATAAGTTTCTGTCGTTCATTTTCAAGTGATTGAATGTCAAAATCGACTTTTTCTATCTTCGGTTGTATAGATTTTACTTTAACTTCAATGACTTTGCGTACTTCTTTAGGGTCAATTAAGTTAGTTAATGCCTCTTTTCTTGCTCGTATTTTCTCAATTCTTAATCTATTGCGTTCATTCTCTGCTTGTTGTCGTTTCTTGAGTAATGCTCGAATCCTTCTTAATTCTTCTTTAGTAATACCATCGTGCATATCCATCTCAGGTACAGGATTAGTTGTTTGATACCCTGTATTCTGAAAAGCATTGACTTGAAAAGCAGCTTGAAACATTTAGAAAGTCCCACCAGATATACCTACAAACTTAGTCCCTGTAATTGTTGTACCATTTATGGTATTTGCTGTTGTATTGCCTATAGTAGGAGGACTAGATAAGTCTAAAGTCCCACCTAAAGTTAGACTACCAGTAGTTGTAACTGTACCACTTAGTGATATACCTGAAACTGTTCCTGTGCCACTTACGCTAGTAACAGTTCCACCACTTGATGGACTTGTATTTGTGACTGTTAGTACACCATTTACAGATTTACCTACAGAAATACCTGTTCCTGCTGTTAAATCGGTGTTTTTCCAATAACCATTACCACCATCATAAGTAAGAATATTTCCGTTTGTTGCACTTGTTACTTGCACATTAGAATCTGTACCACCTAATGCTGTACCTTGTACTAAGGCAACTTGAAATGAACCTGATCCACCAGCACCAGCTTTAATGACTAAACCAATTTGAAACTTAATATTAGGTGCAGATGGCTTTACTTTAGTTGGATTACCTGTAACTGGGTTATACCAAATGACATCATCATCAGCCCATGTTTCTCCAAATGCTGCACCATTAGTTGTAATTCCACGCACTATGCCAAAGGTTGTAACTCGACCAAATCCATTGTGAGCAATGTTTTCTGTAGCTACACCAACAATAGCGTTTTCATCTGTAATGCCTGCAATAGTAGGTGCAAAAGTAATTACACCACTCGCACCAACTGTACCAGTATGATAAACAATCTGTAATGGACTATCAGTAATTGCTGAACTAGCTTTACCATAAATAAACAATTCTTCGCCTATCTGTTGAGTAATGTTGCCATTACCCATACCAGCGTTCCATGCACCTGTTGAGCCGTCATACCACATCTTGCCTGCAGCTAAAGTTACAGCAGAGCCATTACTAAATTGTTGCGACAGAATCCCACTTGCATTACCTGTGTCATCAATTAAAGTTACGCTATTTTGTATTAACTTACCTGTAGTTGTGTCGTATCTTGCAACTGCATTATCTGTAGCACTTGCAGGGCCTACTACATCGCCACCTAAAGATGGACTTGTATTCGTAACTGTAAAACTAGGGTAAGTACCTGTAACACTTATACCTGTGCCACTTGCTATAGCGACAGTTTGATCAGGTGCAGTATTCGTAATCGTTAAAGTCCCACTTGTAGTTATTGGACTTCCACTTACGCTTATTCCTGTTCCACCACTAGCTGCAACACTTGTTACTGTACCTAAAGGATTAGTAGCCCAAGAAGTATCTACGCCATCTGTTGTTAGATATTTACCTGAGTTACCTGTTTGACTAGGTGCAAGTGCATTAAACGCAAGATTAGCAGTAGTTTGACCAGTTCCACCATTAACAATAGGAATAGTACCTGTTAAAACATGGTCTGCGTTCCAATCACTAGGTCTTACTAGGCTTGTATCTGCCTCATCAGGTATTGCTGAAACTTTTAAATGCTTAACTGTAATAGCCATCACTGGACTCCTACGATTTTGCCTTGCTCATCCCTAATCACTTGTTTTGGTCTGTTTGATGCCTCTTGCTGTTGTTGTAAAGTGCCTATTAACTGACCTATGGTATTAGTCATATCTTGATTACCTTGACTAATTGCGTTCGCTATAGGTGCTAGAGGATGCTCTTGTGCTTTCATCATATCTTCGTCATTCTGATACTCTGCATAAGCCATTGCACCATCATCTAAACCACTAGATATTCGTGCAGTTTCAATCTTCGCACCATTGTTGATGTATGCAAGAAGAATTTGTGTGTTCCTCTCTGTCATCATCTTCATTTGGGCTAACTTCATCTCCATCTCACGATCCATTTGCTGTCGTTGAGCCTCTAACTGGTTGCGTAGAGTGTTCTCTTGTGCTTGCATCTCTTGTTTATGTTGCTCAACTTGCATTTGTTGTTGCATCTTAGCTTGTTCTAACTGTGCGTTCATCTGCATTTCAGCTTGTTTAGCCTGGCTTTGTGCTTGAATCTTCATCATTTCAGGATTAGGCTGTGGTTGTCGTGGTTGTTTAGCCATTTCTTTGAGTTTATCTGCTGTTTCGTCAATTAAACCCTCTAAACCCTTACCAACTTTGAACCCTGTTACACCAAACTTGAGCATTTCCATCGCCATTGGCACTAATTCAGGTGCATTTTGTCCTAAAGGTATGATGTTTTGCATAAAATTACCTACTGCACTCAAGAACTCCATGCGATCTTGCTTTTCTTGCATTTCATCTTGGTAAATCATCGAATCTGAGGTGACTTCTATCCTAAAATTCTTGGCACTTTCGTCTTTTAATAGTGCTAATGCTTGAGGCACAAGTTGTTTATCGTTATCTGATAGTTGTGCTGCACCACTTATCCGTACTATTGTTTCTTCTGTAAAGTGTCTACAAATGATCTGTGCTTTGATGTTGAGAATCTTAGTCGCAAAGTTTACGACATTGTGTTGCATAGTCTTTAATCGACCAGCAGCGTTATTACTCTTGATTATCTGAGCACCTAGTGTTTCATTAGGGTCTGTTTGACCCCTTTGAATGTCAGCAATACCCATAATTTCATAGATTTGCCCTTTTACTTGTTCCATTGCTTGATATGCAGACATCAAAGCAGATGCAAAAGGTGTAATGTCTACTAAATCAATCGCACCCTTGAGTCCTTGTTTCTCAGCAAACGCTGCCCAATTCTTAACAGGTAATAAAGAGTTATTCTCACCTTCAGAGAACAGTCGATTGAGTTCAGATGCACTAGCATCGTAGACTCCTCGTACTTTCAATGCGTTAATTAGTCCATCAATACGATCTGCAAGGGTATCTAACTCCTTAGCTTGATCTTGATACATCGTAAAGTCAGGGATTGGCTCTAAGTTCTCAGTAGTTATGTTTGAGAATAAAGGTTTTGGACAAGGCCAAAAGTCTTCTAACTCTAATGGATCAGGTTTCTCATCGAGAATCTTACCCATTGCTTTAGAAATCCACAGTACATCACCAGACTCTTTATCCCAAATTTCATAAATACACGCTTGTTCACGCATATTCTGATTCTGTGAGTAAGTCTTACCTTCTTCAGGCTTTGTATCTAAAGGTATCTGATAGCCTAAGTCATCGCCAAATCGTTCAACTAGAGCATCTCGATTCATATAAACTTTACGATATACCCAAGTTACTTCTTCCCATGTTCTACCTACTGAATGACCAAAGTCTCTCCAATGGACATAATCACAAGGTGCACATTCGTACTCAATTCTCTCAGGTGCTTCAGAAAGCATACCCTCGTTTGACTCATCTTCATCTGTATCTTCAGTAATCTGTAGACCATCTTCAGGAAGTCCTTGCTCATCAGCAACAATATGTGGTTCATAGCGTACCCATGCAGTTCCTCGACCACCAATCATTCTGTCAAAGACTGCACTATCCATTGCTGTTTTATAGTCTGAATAGTGTTCTAATTCGTATTCCAATGCCCTCTCAAGCATCATGCAAGCTACTCGACCTATTGGATCGTTGTCCTTAAATCGTCTAGTTACATCAGGTCTAGGTAGTCTAGCAAAGATAGCTGGGGTTATTGTTTGGACATTACTGTATAAAATGTTAAACCTAGCGTTAGGATTGTTCTGTGTTCTTGAATCGTCACGATAGCGTTTTAGTATCTTATCTGCTCTACCTTCCCACTTCTTAAAGGCTCTTTCGTAGCTAAGTATTCTGTTATACCATTCCGTATAATCGTGATTCATATTCTTCCACTCCTAGGTTTAGGCGATACTGCCCACATTTCATTCAAAGTTACATCTGTTTGTCCTACAAATAACCCCTTGATTGAGTGGTCTTTCAAGATTGGTTTTTCTTCTTCTCTGTATGCAATAGAGAGGTATCTCCACGCATCTGCACCATGACTTGTCCAGTCGTGTCTAGGTTTATCCCTAAAAACCTTCTTGTCCTCGTCATATTCTCTTTGATACTGTCTTAGACATTCTATACCCTCTTGACATTTGGTGTCAAACCAAGCCCTTTGTAATGCCATCCTTGATGCTTGTATTCCATCTTGTAATGATAGATTAGGTACTATTTTAAGCGTTTCTATAGGTATTTTCGTAGCTATTTGCTCAATAACTGACTTACCACCACTACTTAAAGTCTTTGCTCTAGCATCATGTGGTAGCCAATGAGTACCATATTTGTACCCATATTCTAGTTGTTTAGACTTGATTAGGTTCGTATAGTAATCAATGTTCTCGCCATTACTTGAATGATAGTCTAAGACTCGTATCTCACCATGTACAGCTTGAAACCAGAAGATTGCAGTATCGTCGCTATACCCTAAGTCCCAAGAAGTATGGCAAGGGAATAGTGGGTCATACTCAACATTCGTAATTCTGCCTTGATCTGTGAGCATACGCATCTCTTTACCATAGTATGCACCTAAGATAGCAGATTCAAAGTTACACTCAAACTCTGCCTCATATTGATCTTCTGTCATCATTGACCTTGCATCATCCAACTCGTCTCTAGGTAATATCCCTGTTTGACTTGCTCGTAGGACTTTTACATACCAGTTATCTTGCTGCTCTGCCTTACTAAAGATGTCATAGAATCCATTATGCCCTTTTGGAGTACCTATAAAGGTTGCCCAACCTAGTCGATCTGATAGTAATGGCCTCACGATTTGTCCCCAAAGATTAGGTTTCATATCAGCCATCTCGTCAAGAACTACCCCATCTAAGTAATTTCCCCTGAGTGCGTCTGGATTGTCACCACCAAATAGTCGTATCTTTGAACCATTAATTAGTTCTACCCATAATTCAGATTGATTAGCAGTCTTGCGTACAGGCTCACTAAATCGTAATAAGTATGACCAAGCAATAGACTTAGCTTGAGCATAATAAGGTGCAATATAACCATACTGCCCATTTTCTTTGTTTTCAGTCAATGCTCTATAAATAGTATCCATGAGTACACAAACTGTCTTGCCTGCTCTCCTGTGTGCAACTATCACAGCCCATCGTTCAGTTCTATCGTGAAAGTCGTGGAATACTTCTCTAGGACAATAGTCCAGTTCTATGTCTACGACTTCTTCCATGAAAACCTATAGTGGATTGGCTTTGCCTCGTCTCCTACTACTTCTTGTCTAGCAAGTTTAGGTAAGTGATACTCCATGACTTGTTGTAACATCGTAAACGCTTTATCAGGTGATGGAGGTACTATCCATTTACCATCATCTGTTTGGACTCCATTAGCGACCTTCTCTAGCCACTCTTGCATTTTGTGAGCATTAGCATCAACAAAGCCAGCAATCGCTTCTCGTGCAAGCGTAGTGCTTCTATTAGGTATTCCTGCTGGTCTGCCTGCTCTACTAAGATTTTTTAACCTTACATCGTCAGTTTTCGTCAGTTTTTTGTCCATATATTCTCAAGTAATTGATTTATATTGGTTTTATTTTAACACTATTTTAGAATGGGTCTTTTACTATCTTATTAAATGCTTTTGTTATCTTTTCTTTACGCATAATCCTTTCTTTTTCTTTTTTATCAAGCGTATTCTGATAACCTTTTGGTGCTTTAAGACTAAAATCTAGTTTTTTAGGTTCGTTCTTCATTTCATGTGCCTATCGTATGCTTCTGTAATTGTTTCTCGTCTAGCAGTCTTAGCTGACTCTTTAAAGTCCTGTGCAGTAGGTGCATCTTTTGAGCCTACCTTGTTCATCTTTTCGCCAGAACTTTTCTTAATGCGTTCTCTTTTAGCGTGAATATTGGAATAAAGTCCGTTTTTCATTAGCATCCCCATCTCTTTAAACTTGCTTTGGCTCTCGGTGCATCACCTTTTGCGTTGTCTACTACTCCTTGCATCCTTGCACAGAAACTATCGTGCCTACTTCCACTTTTTTGTGGTGCTTGTAAATTAGCATTATTCTTGCGATTGTATGCCTCTCGACCAGCTTTTGTCATCCCTGCACCCTGTTCTGTAGGTAAATAATGCTTACCCTTTCCAGTTGTAGTCTTAGCAATAGGCTTATCATGCTTATCTATTGCAGCTTCAATCTGGTCTCTGCGACTAGGCATTTTCTTCTATATGCCTCGCATACGCATCTTCTAATGTCTTTTTACGCTTACCTGTTGCCTCTTTTCTTTGCACAGATAATGCAATCGCCAATGCCTGTTTCTTAGGCTTACCTGACTCTATTTCTTTCTTATAGTTCTCGCCTACTGCTTTAGAACTTGATGATTTTATAAGTGGCATATCAACCCTTAAACTTTAATGATGAGCAAATTGCCCATGTAATTCTTCTCTTAATTTTCTCATAACTTTAATG